GACGGTCGTTCCGCTGACTGAAGTTGCCGTCAGGTTTGTGACCGTCACGTTCTTTCCGGTAAATGCGCCGGTCGCCATGTTCCATGAAATATTGCTCTGCTTGTCGGATAGGACGCCGGACTTCACCAGTGCCGCATCGATGATGCCCTTTAAGGCGGCAGCATCGAACTTCCCGTCCATATCAAGCAGAACAGTAAAGACACCGCTGTATCCTGATCTGGATACAGAGATGCCGTTTTGATCGATCTTCAGTATTTTCGTAGCGGTCTTGATGTCCGCCGTATCCATCGTGAGAATCTCCACCGGCTGGCCCTGCGCGTTCGTGTTGATTATGATGTTGCCGCCCATACTGCCGGACAGGATGTTGGTGGCAAGACTGATCGCCTGCGAGACCGACGCGGTCGTCGGCACTTCCTTTTTGATCTCCTCAGAAATCTGCCGGATACTGTCACCGAGATTTGTCTTTACCTCACCGATCGTCATCTTTTCGTACCGTTCCAGAATGACATCATAGGTAACGGATACGATCTTCGCTTTATTCTCAATCCCCAGCCCCTTGTGGTATACGGTCACGGTATCGCAGAGCTTCAGCTTCTGCAGCGGTGCCCAGTTCTTATATTCCTCCGTCTGCCAGAGGGCCACGAAAGAAACATCGATTGAAGCCGGAATACCGTCTGCAGCATTGGCCCGGACGTAAGTCTGTGCCCGGGAGCGGAGCTGCTCTTCCGTCGGCTGCTCCTGAAACGCCGAGGAGAAATTAACCGGCACAACCATGCGGTACACATAGTCATCCGCATAATCGGAATAGATCACCTGCTCCGGCAGCGTCATCAGGATTGCCTGCTCGGCCTCATCAGTACCGGCCCAGTACGGCAGGATGCCTGTCCAGAGGTTACTGGTATCAGTAGTCTTTTTCACATCCGTCATGTTCTTCCCATAGCGGATCATGACGTTCTGGTCAGCACCCCTGTGGGTATGGAACTTCACCGTAAACTTATCCCACTCATATTCCCCGGGGCCGTAGATATCAAGGATTGATCCGGATACCCCGCCAAGGAGTGAGCGGAAGGAAGATGGAACATCCACATGGAAATGCGCTTCCAGCAGCCTGTCCGTCCAGATTGTAAACGGACAATCACCGACGGAATGGCTGATCATTCCCGCCAGAGCTTCCGCACAGGTATCGGCTGCAAACGGCATCACAGCCACCTTGGATAACTGGTAGCTTATATGCCGGGCCGATATGGTCACAATCCCGTTCATAGGCCGGGTGATCTTATAGATCCGGAAAGGCTGCACATCGTCGGTATCGTCATGCTTTGCGGCGATGATCCGCTCTTCCACGATCTCCTGATAATGCCGCCCGGTGACCGGATACTGCATTTCCAGCTCATACTGGCCGTTACGCTCCTCGGTCACCAGACATTTCGTCGCTTCCGCAAGACGACCCAGACCGTTTGACCGGAACTGCGTCTCGCCTGCAGGATAAAGTATCGGCTTCATAGGCACCACCACCTTGGCACAAGCTCGACCCGGGTGATGCCGGAGCCGAAGGTAATGCTCGTACTTCCCGGCGGCAGGATCGGGAAATCCCCGCTGGAAAGTTCGATGCAATGGTTCTTGTTCACAGTATCTTTGAAGGCATCCTCCAGCTCACAGTCCAGATCGATAAAGGAGTCATTTTCTGTGACCGTCACCTGCTCTTCCCCAATGGTAAGCTTCCCCTGTCCGTAAATACGAAGCAGCGGTTTCGCGTCATACATCGTAGGATTAAAGACCGTGCCGGAGCCGGTCAGCACCTGCTGGCGCTCCCCGGATTTCAGGTACTGCTGCGGCATGCAGGAAAACGTCAGGTCAAATGTCCCGGAGAAGTTCTGGAATCCCATCTTCGGGCTGATCTCCTTATCCAACACTGCCATCCGGTAATAGTCGCTGTGATAGGAATCTTCCAGCCTGTGGTATCCCGGCTCCTTCAGCAGGAAGTTCATAAAAGCTGTAAAGTTCGTATCAAAGTTCCGCTTGATGCCGATGTGGTAGGTAATCTCCACGTTGCTGTACCGGCGATTGGAAAGAAGCAGGTCACCATTCCGCCCCGGAATCTGCATCCGCTCCACATCCGGCATGGGTTTGCCCCAGGTATCCTCGCCGGAGAGGATGAGATTATAGTCCTGCGACTTCTTCCCGTTATAAATAAAGGTGTGCATCTCCCATCCTCCCTTACGAAAATGCTGCCGCACGTCTGGCGACATTCATGTTGATGCGCTCTTCGATTTCATCCGCCAGTTCCGAAATGTCCTGCCCCGGCTGCGAATAGACATTGATGGTCACGCCGCCGTAGTAGATATTCATCGCCTGCTCCACGGAGCTGACTGCCTGCCGGATCATATCCATCAGGCTCCTGGTTCCGACTACGGTTTCGCTTCCGGCTTCCCCTGCGCCAAGCAGCTGGCCGTTCTGCATGCCAAAGATCGTCGGGTTATTCAGGATCATGCCGCCGTCCATGGCCTTCTTATACCAGCTGACGCTGATCATCGGGATAGAGACAATGCCGCCGATGTCCTGCCAGTACCAGGAGAAATGCGGCATCTTAAGCGACGGGAAGCTCCATGTGAAATTGAAGAGTCCCTTGATCCGTTCAATCGCATTGCTGATGGTCGTCTTCGCCGTTTCAACCGGAGAAGTCATCGCAGTTTTAATGTTGCCCCAGACCGTAGATGCCGTACTCTTGATCCCGTCGAATACGCCGGAAACCTTTGTTTTGATCCCATCGACGATTCCACCGATGCTGGTCTTCATTCCCTCCCACGCTGTCGAGGCCGCCGATTTGATGTTCGTCATCGTCGTAGAGAGCGAAGTCTTCAGGTTATTCCATGTCGTCGTGACATTGGTCTTGATGCTTGTGCCGATGTTGCTGACGGTCGTTTTGATTCCCTCCCATGCGGTAGAGAAGGTGGATTTGATGGAGGTCAGCGTCGTAGAGAAGAAGGTTTTTATCCCGTTCCACACCGTAGATGCCGTCGTTTTGATTCCATTCCAGACCGTCGTGACCGCTGTTTTTATTGCATTCCACACCGTAGAGAATGTCGTTTGGATCGCAGTCAGCGTCGTCGTAAAGAACGTTTTGATACCGTTCCATACCGTCGCCGCCGTCGTTTTAATCGTATTCCAGACTGTCGTAACTGCAGTTTTAATTGCCTCCCACACCGTAGAGAACGTCGTCTTGATCGCGGTCAGCGTCGTCGTAAAGAATGTTTTGATTCCATTCCATACCGTTTCCGCCGTCAGCTTGATTGCATTCCATACCGTGGTGATCGCCATCTGGATGGCCGCCAGCACCGTCGTAACCACAGTTTTTATTCCGTTCCATACGGTATCGAACGTCGTTTTGATTTCGGTAAGAACCGTCGTGAAAAATGTCTTGATCGCATTCCAGACCGTGCTGATCGTCGTCTGGATGGCCGTGATCACCGTGGTGACCGTGGTCTTGATCGCCGTCCAGATCGTAACGAAGAAATCCCGGATCGCCGTCAGTACTGTGGTAACCGTCGTTTTGATCGCTGTCAGTATGTTGGAGAAAAATGTCTTGATCCCATTCCAGACTCCTTCAAAGAAGGATTTTACGGAAGTCCACACCGTCTCCCAGTTCGTACCGAACCAGCCAAGCACCGTATTGGCGATGCCCTTGATCGTGTTCAGGACGGATTCAAAAATGCCTTTGATTCCGTTCCAGATGGAGGAGAAAATCTCCTTCACCCCTGTCCAGACCATATCCCAGTCGCCGGTAAAGATCCCGGCAAACACATCGAACAGGCCGGTCAGGACACCGAGGATTGTCTCCAGCACGTTAGCGATGATCTCAAAGGCAGCAATGAATACCGGTGCCAGCAGGCTGCAGAAGCCATCCCAGATCTTCTTAATGGTCTCCGTGATCTTGCCAAAATCAATGCCCAGGGCATCGAGGCGCTCCTTGATCCCTTCCACGAATCCGGAGAAGATTTCCTTCACCCGGTTCCAGATCGCCGTTACCTTTTCCCGGAATTCTTCATTCGTCTGCCACAGATGGACAAAGGCCGCGACCAGCACTGCCACCGCCGCGATCACGAGTCCGATGGGCGATGTGAGGAACCCGATGGCTTTCCCCAGCACACCGCTGATCCCGCCAAGGCCCTGCATCTTCGTGCTAAGGGCCATGATCCCTTTTCCAAGGGAAGCAAAGCCGGACATCGCGGAACCGACTGTACTGATCATCTTCCCCAGAATCAAAAGAAGCGGCCCGATCGCCGCCGCCAGTGCCAGTACCTTGATGATCGCCTCGCGCTGGGAATCGCTCATGGAGTTTAGCTTGTCAACAAAGCCCTGCACCGCTGCGACCACCTTCCGGATGATCGGCATGAGCAGATCGCCGAAGGAAATGGCGAGCTCCTCCAGCTGGGACTTCAGGATGGTCAGCTGGCCCGACAGGTTATCCTGCATGATTTCCGCCATGGACTCGGCAGAGCCATCGCAGTTATCGATCGCGCCGGTCAGCTTATTGAAATCCTCGTCGGATGCATTGATGATGGAAAGCCAGCCCGCCATGGAGTTTTTCCCGAAGATCGCGGAAGCTGCCGCTGCCTGCTCGGATTCGGACAGGCCGCCCATCTTCTCCCGGAGGGAGATCATCGTCTCACGGAGATTGATGGAGCCGTCATCATTTTCTACAAGGGCGATGTTGTATCTGTCCATGTAGGTCTGCATCTGCTTCGTGGGCTTCGCAAGGTTGGTAAGACCCGTCCGGAGCGATGTGCCCGCCTGCGATGCCTTGATCCCGGAGTTTGCCATGAGGCCCAGCGCCACAGAGGTATCTTCTGCATTAATCCCGAGGGAACCGGCAACCGGCGCTGCATACTTAAAGGACTCGCCGAGCATTGAAACGTTCGTGTTTGCATTGGTGCTGGCGGCAGCAAGGATATCTGCGAAATGCCCGGAGTCCTTTGCTGACAGGCCGAATGCCGTCAGCGCGTCCGTCACGATATCGGATGTGGTACCCAGATCCTCACCGGATGCGGCGGCCAGGTTCATGATACCCTCGACACCTTCCAGCATATCTTCGGTCTTCCAACCGGCCATCGCCATGTACTCGAAGGCTTCCCCGGCTTCCGATGCAGAGAACTTTGTTTTACTGCCCATCTCACGGGCCTTGGCCCTCAGATCGTCAAACTCATCCCCGGTCGCACCGGAGATGGCCTGTACCTTGCTCATCTGGGCATCAAAGTCCGCCGTTGTTTTTACCGCCGCAGCGCCGAGGCCCACAATCGGGGCCGTGACCTTCATGGTCAGGTCTTTTCCGACGCCTGCAATCTTATCGCCGGTCTCCTTGAATTTCTTACCGATCTCATCAATCTTTTCGAGCTTCGCATAAGTCGTAGAGACCTGGGATTCCAGCTGCTTGAGCGCCTGCTCAGTCTCTTCGATCTCCCGCTGCAGGGCATCGTATTTATCCTGCCCCAGCGTCCCCTCTTCCAGCTGTTTCTTTGCCTGCTCCTGAGCGGTTTTCAGGGAATCCAGCTTATCCTTGGTGGCCCCGATGGCTTCCTTTAAGAGGCGCTGTTTCTGGGAGAGCAGCTCCGTATTGGACGGATCAAGCTTCAAAAGTTTCTGCACATCCTTCAGCTGGGTCTGGGTACCCTTGATCGTGGTATTGACATTTTTCAGGGCCTTATCAAGGCCCGTGGTACTGCCGTCAATCTCAACGGTCAGGCCCTTGATCCGGTTTGCCATTCTCTATGCGCCTCCTTTCCTTTCAGATTTCGGGCACGAAAAAAGCACCGATCCATAAGACCGATGCTTCTCCCTGCTTTTGTAGCAGCATGTTTATTCTTTTTCTTTGCGCTCCTGCGCTTTTTTCTCTTCCAGTATTGCGATCATTTCCGCCGGAGTCACAATGAAATCCCGCACGGGATAGTGTTTCATATTTCCTGTAACAAGATAGGCATTGTCGTCCCGTTTCTCCATGGCGACTTCATAAAAGATGATATCATCCTCATCGATAAAGATTTCACCGGTTGGTTTCGGGAATACCTCGATTCCAAACCGGCGGATTGCATTCAGCACCGTCTGTATGGCGCTTTCAGAGAGATCATACTTTTTCTTTCTGTGCAGCACATCTTCATATTCCGCCAGAATATCTTCATGGTACAGCGGGATGAACTCCCCGGAGATCATGGCCCGGATTACCCGGACAGTCGCCGAATCATCCCTTTTGGAAAGAAGTGCCGCAACGAGTACGTTTGTATCGACGACAGCACAACATTTCATACCACAGCCGCCTTTCTGGCCTTTCTCTCTGCCCGGGCCGCTGCGATCTCTTCATTGATCTCATCAAGGCTCATC